TCCTTTTTTTATATTCCAGATAGTTTAGGATTATATGCCCTGGTTAGATATTCATCAATTGTAGTATCCAAAGTAACATCATATTTCATAGCTCTTCTAAAGTCATCCTGAATCAGTGGAATGTATTCTGGTTTAGGTAATTTAATTAGTCTCTTCGATTCATTTAGTAGAGTTTCATATTCATAGATAGAAACTGGTTTTGAAATTTTATTACCCTTTAACTCTTGAATAACTCCTTGGCTATCCATATACTCAAACGCTTTAGTAAGTTGCAGTTCCCAGTTTACTCCTCCCCATCTATAAACTTTATTATTCACAGTGTATAGATCGCCAACTTCAGTGTTAACAATATCTTCTGGCTCAACACTTAGTGATACTGTAGGAGGATCGTAATAATTTTCACCCTGATCTTTGATAATAACGGAAGAGATTTGACCATCAGTCACCGAAACAATTCCAGTGGCAGTTCTAAAGATTGGGGGTTGACCAATCGTAACAGTAGGTGTGGTTGTGTATCCAAAACCTGCTTGACTGATTACGAAAGATGTAACATGAGATCCATTTTCACCCGCAGTAATAATTGCGGTTGCTGCAGCACCAACAGATGTGAAAGGAACGCCAATGGTAACACTAGGAGTTTCGGTATATCCAAAACCTGCTTGAGTTACGTTGATTGTGGTTACGACACCGACAGAGTTGATAAATGCTTTCGCTTGTCCCTTTGATCTATTTTGGAACTGACCTACTTTGTCATCTCCACCCATAATCCAAATTTTCTCTTTAGTATCTTCTTGGATAAAGATATCACTAGGAACACTTACTCTATTACCAACATAAACAGATTCTGTTAGAGTTTTTACTCCTTCAACTTCATAAGCATCCTCTAAATTAAATCCATGAACAGATCCAGAATCTTGTCCCACAAAATATAACTTCTTACCTTCATCACCGAAACTAAATCCTACAAGATCATTATCTTGTACAAGATTTCCTATATTTACAGTGTCGGTAAGATTTGCAGTAGTAATATCCCATGCAGTAGAAAGATCAAACACCTTGATACTATCTGGATTATTTCCATCTAAGATAAACATCTTAGTACCATCAGATTTGAAACGAACTCCACCTGGAGCATCCAATACTAATGATTGTGAGTAGTTAACCGAAGATAGTGACCAAGGAATAACTAACTGATAATATGCAACCTTTTGAACACCACTCTTACCACCTGTCACATAAAGTCTAGATCCATTATCTTCGATAGTAATACCATTACAATAAGAGAACTGAGCACTTACATCTAAGTCTGGACCAGCATTAATGGTAGAAATATCCCAAGGGGTGGTCATAAAGAATTCTTTAACCTGATTCGTACCAGACATACTACTGGTATATATTTTATACCCATCAGGTTTGACCATCATTCCATCAACATCACTGCCGACTCCTATTGGAGATTTCTCTTCAAATCTAGAACCAACAACATAATTTGGAGGCAATCCAATCTGAACAGTAGGAACAGTTAATCCATATCCAAGTCCACCATTATCAACTGTAACAGCAGTAAGTTTACCAGATGTAATTGTCGCGGTTGCTGTTGATTGTATAGAATCTGGTGGTGATTCAATCGCTACTGATGGAGGAATTCTATATCCACTTCCCGTGTTAAAACCAACAGTAGTACTAAATCCAGAAATATGGAAATCAGTAACTTCTGCATTAACTGTCGCTTGGATGGTAGCTGGTGGTGGAGAAAATCCAAATATAGGAGTTTTTGTATATCCTCTACCTGCACTACTAATTGTCGCTCCAGTAACTCTGAAGTTTGAAACCGTAGGTGTTATTGTTGCAGCGATTCCTGGTAGAGTGATAACTGGGAAAACAACTCCTGCAGGTGGAGTTGTTACTGTTTCATATTGAGGTGCGTCATAATAAGACTTGTCAACTTCCAATCCTCCAGGAAGTAATAATCTTCCAAAATTATCGGTAGTTTGTATGGTTTCATAGTGGTGAACTTCTAAAAGTTTTTCTTCACTACCATATTTTTCTATTAAGTAATTATGAAGTTCTCTATTATCTAATGGCCAATCATCATAATAGTTCTGAACATTGTTTACGACTCTAATAACCCAATCTAATTCAGGATCTCCATAAAGTTTTTTTGCAATCGTGTCGGGTCTTTCACCGTCTGTAATTGCATAAAAATCAAAAGAAGTGAAAATAGATTCAAGATCTTCTCTCAGCTTTGTTCTTCTGAATAAGTTTTTAGCTTCTGTGGTTTCGTCATTAGACTTGGAATTTTTAAATCTATTGACGTACTGGATGTTTGGTATTTGGTTGAAGTATGCCATGGTTTTAGAATCCTATTCCGTCCTCTGCGATACCGTATTCTTTATTATAAAAATCATTTTGATAGATTGGTTCCAGTTCACCGAATTCCATTACAATAGTCACAGAAACTGGATGACCATCATGATATGCAGCCCACATTTTATCTGGTGAATAATCTGTAGTAAATCCCCTCAATGCACATGTTTTAAATTTGGGCATAGACTGGTTTTGTCGATTACTAGTCTTGAATTGGATTTTGAAAACATTTGGAGTTTTCAAAAAGTAGTTATTACCACCAGGTTCTTTACGTGGAGACATCCCTTCCTTGAAATATCTAATAATTCTTCTTATCATCTTTGCTTCGTCTCTGCCTCTTGCAGTCAATTTATATGCAAATCCAAAGTTTCTTAATTCTGGAGATCTGAATAATAACTCCATGTTTGGGTTGGGAATAATACCTGCACCTCTCGCTAAGATTGTTTCTGCAGCGACATTCATTCCAGCCGCTTTTAACATTAAACTAGAGACTGTACTACCTAATAATGATGCTCCAGAAGCACTGTTAGCCATTCCACTCCTTAATATGTCAAATGCGGCTTTTCCCGCAACCAGTGACCTAGCAGTTCCTCCCAAACCACTGAAACTAAATCCAGTCGCCCCTCCAGAAAGTTTGGCGGCCGCACCTTGTGTCACAGCATTAGCAGCAGCACCCGCAAGTGCTGTACCTGCATAACCTCCAAAATCACCAAGTACTCTTTGAGTTAGTCCTGCAGCAAGGGTGTTCATGGTATCCTCACCAAACTGAACTCCTCTTTTTTCTTCAAATGATTGAGGCATAGGTAAAGTAACACTACCACCTACAATTTCTTTAAATCTAAAATCATTTTGAATAACACCCTGTGTCAATATTTGATTTGCACTTCTTTTGTTGGTAAATTGATCTTTATTGGGTGCAACATACTTGAATTGTTCAATAAGAACTACATCTTGTTTTTCTTTCATCAATGCCAAAGGATATATCTTGACACTGTTATCTTTTGTGGGTAAACCAAATTGATCGTTTGCTACTTCTGCAAGATTACCTTGGATATTACCTAATTGTTGGAATGCTTTGAAAACCTCTTGTACTCCTGCAGCAATTGGTTGATTATTAGCTAATGCCGCTTGATAACTACCACCCGTCTTACTTAAAGTAACCTCAGGTTTTGCCCAAGCCGGTATAGGAACAGTTCCTGGTATTGAAGATGGTCCACCAGCTGCAGCTCCAGCGGGATCGGGAGTACTATATGACGGTTTCTTTTGTGCTTGTAGTTGTAGATTTAAAAATAATTTATCACCTTCTTCTTGGCTAATATCAAGTTTATCCCATTCAGAATTAAATGCAGAGTTAGTAAAAACAATTACTCCCGTAGATTTATTTTTTATAATATAATTCTGTTGATCAGGATTTACCTCTACAGTAAACGTAATATCCTTACCGTCTTTTCCTTTGATAGTTATATCGTTTAGATTGATATTCGCCACTTAGTGTTATACGGGGATTCTTTTTCTATTTAGACTACTTTGGGGAACGTATGTATTTTGCATAAGATATGGAAGTTAGTACAGGCAACTCTGTTGAAGTAACTTCGTATAACATACTTTGCATTTCTTCCCAGGTGTAGTTTCTAGGATCCTTGAAATGTATATTATATCCTCTGAATCCCCATCGAAATACTTCTAGACATTCGATCAATGGGTGTTGATCATACTTGAGATCTCTCGTCTTTGCCTTATATAAAAACGTATAATATTTTCCCTGATCAGGCACAGGTGTCACTGTATATTGCAATGCATCCATGATTAACAACATGCGATTTTCCACATCTTGTTCTGCATTGATTTTATCTTTAATCGGACTGATCCTATCATTACTCAGAATAGGATCATCACCTTTTCCAATTAGATCCGCAAGGTCTTGTTCTGCTTTTCTTTGTTTTAGAGTCTTTCTTGGCATTACTTGATACCTAGATCTTTTTCTGTCATGATCTTGAATTCATAGTTTCTATCATCACAGAACTCCTGTGCGGCTTTCCACTTTGCTTGATTGACTGCCCAGGTCTTGACTTTATATGCCCACTGTTTCGTCCTTCTTTTAGGATTCTGTT